CTTTACAACAATCGTTCAATCATTAAAATACTTAGCGAGGAAAGTAGTCCTAGTAATCAGCTTCTTTTATTCTTGGGTCACAAAATTCAACAACGTGTTACAAAAAAGAATGAAAGCATTGACACTTGGAAACTTAAAGTCACCGATATTGCAGCTGTTGATTTTGAGACAGCAAATTTTACCAAGCCCGATCAGTCGGGCGAATAGCAGTCGAGTTGGCAATAGCCACAGGTATTCCACCCGACTATTGGCTAAATGCAGATCCAGATATGTGGGCTACCGCTATAGACGTATTAAACGAGCGCGCTAATGGCTAAAACAATTCAGCTAGTAAAAGTTGATAAAGATTATCGTGGACTACTTCGTGCTTTTAGTAAAATGGATGATATTGCTAAAAATGATATGAAAAAGATTGCACAAGATTTAGCCGAACGTGGTGCTAATTATGCTAAAGGCGCAGCCAATAATGCACCTTATAATCCTAGACAAGCGGTAGCTGTAGCTGAGTCAATTAAGATATCTAAATCAGATAAAGCACCAAGTTTTAGTATTGGTGGTAATCGTAAAGTTGGCTCTAGTGCTTTTAGTGCTGGTTATGTGATAATGGGTAATGAATTTGGATCTAAACAATATAAACAATTCCCACGTAGATCTGGTAAAGGTGGGAAAGAGGGTTGGTGGTTGTATCGTGCTATGGCAAGATTTCAACCAACGATTGCTCAGGAATGGCTTAAAGGTTATGAACAAATTAGAAACACTTGGAAGGAAAGTTTATAATGGCTGACATTAGGACGCTCAAACTTGCGCTTCTTGCTGACACAAAAAACTTTTCAGACGGACTTGATAAAGCCGATAAAGAAGCAAAAAGTTTTGGTGATAAATTAGGTGACGCCCTTAAAGTAGGTGCAGCAGCCTTTTTAGCTCTTGGTGCAGCTGCAGGTGCAGCAGCTCTTAAAATTGGTGTTGATTCTGTTAAAGCTGCTATCGAAGATGAAAAGGCTCAAAGAAATCTTGCTAAGACTTTAGAGAATGTTATTGGTGCAACAAAAGAACAAACAGCCGCCGTTGAAGATTATATTACTGCTCAATCATTATCTCTTGGTGTTTCAGATGACAAATTACGTCCAGCCTATGCAAGGTTAATTCGTTCAACTAAAGACACTAAAGAAGCACAAAAAGGTTTGAATCTTGCTTTAGATATAAGTTCAGCAACAGGTCAAGATTTAGATACAGTTACTTCAGCGTTAGGTAAAGCGTATGACGGAAATACTGCTTCACTTGGAAAACTTGGTTTAGGTATTGACACAACCATTCTTAAAACTAAAGATATGGATTTAATTACAAAAACACTTGGTGAAACATTCAAAGGTTTTGCTGAACAAGAAGCCAACACCCTTGAAGGAAGATTTGCAAGAATATCTATTGCAATTAACGAAGCAAAAGAAAGTTTAGGATCTGCATTACTTCCAATTGTTGAAAAATTCGCTGCTTTTGCTACAGATACTCTAGTTCCAGCAATACAAGGTATAGTTGATGGTTTAACAGGTAAAGGTCAAAAATCTGTTGTTCCAAGTTTAGGAATGTTTGAAGAAAAAACTAATGACGCTGAAAGTGCAGGATATGATTTAGGTGCTGCTTTGCGTGATTTAGGTGGCGGGTTAGGTGCATTAGCGGGAACGTTTGATGCTGAAACGGGTGCAGAATCAGGTTTTGTAAGATTTATCAATTTACTGACAGATATGGTTGAAGGTTTAGATAGATTATTTGCCAGAATAGACGCAGCTCAAGAAAAGTTTAGAAGCTTTAAGCAAGCCTTTGATGATTCACTTGTAGGACAATTTGTAAACGCCACAGGACAATTTGCGCCAAATGCTCCTGCTTCTGAAAAAGCAAAAGGTTTACTTGGTATTAACACCAACAAAGCAACAACTGTAAACAATTACAATATTAAAAACGCTGTAGATCCTCAAGGAGTAGCTAGAGCCATTACTAAAGTTCAAAATACAGCAGCACAAACGACAGGACTAAAGCCATTCTTTTATGGGTTTAGATAACCTATGACGATTTACACGCCGACTTACAGAATTACTATTGCTGGTACTGTTCAAACTTCTACAACTTTAGAAGACGCAACAATTACTTATGGTCGCAACGATTTCTTTGAAGCAACACAACCTAGTTATTGCAATCTTGAACTATTAAATCTTGACGGCACAAGCCCAACAGTAGAACTGCTAGACACAATACTTATTGAGGTCACTAACTCAGCAGGTACTTACGTCAAACTATTTACAGGTGAAGTGTCAGGTGTTTACAACAGATTTGCAGGTGCAGGTTTAGGTGGTAAACCTAACACATTACAAATACAAGCTGTAGGCGCTCTTGGTTTACTTGTTAAACGTTACGCTGGTTCTGTTTCTTACCCAGAGGAATTAGACGGCGCACGTATTACACGTATTTTAGCAGAGACACTTTTTACAGCTTGGGAAGATTTAAGTGGCACGTTTACTTGGAATGATCTTACTACTGAGACTTGGGCTGATTATGGTGTGCAAGGCATAGACACAATTGACCCTGGACGTTACGAAGTGCTTGCAAGACCTGCACAGGTAGAACAGGCTTACAATTTGACAGACGTTACACAACAATCAGGGTTAGGATATTTGTATGACACAACTGATTTCAAAATTGGTTACGCAGACGCAGAACGAAGAAGTGAAAATTATACAGCTAATCTTATTGAACTTGACGCTAATCTTGTAAACGCTGACATACAAACAAGATTACAAACAGCGGACATTGTCAATAGTGTTGTTATCCAATATGATGACCCAGTTTTAGAAGTAGAAGCACAAAATGACACCTCAATAAATAACTATGGTTTGCTTCAAGAAATTAGATCAACAATACTTGCTGAAACAGTTGACGCTACAGAACAAGCTACAAACTTTGTTAATTACAGAGGAACACCTAAAGCGTCACTTGAAGAAGTTACTGTCAATCTTGCCAACTCAGATATGACAAATACTGTCAGAGATAACTTACTAGGTGTCTCAATGGATAGCCTTTTGTATTTAGACAATATTCCAGTAGGGCTAATACCTGAAGGATATTTTGAAGGCTTTTGTGAAGGCTGGACTTGGACACTAGGACGTAATAACCTTGAACTAAGTATGTCTGTTTCTAACTCAATTTACTCAACACTTGATGTACAATGGGAAGATTACAACGCTTTAATTCAATGGCAAAACCTGGATAATGCTACTCGTTGGCTTGACGTTATTTAAGAAAAGGATAAACTAGAACAATGGCAACTACTACCCCGTTTTATGGCTGGAGTGTACCCACTTCGACTGACCTTGTAAAAGATGGCGCTTCGGCAATCGAAATCTTAGGCGACTCAATAGACGCGTCTATGAATACAGCTCTTGGTACTAAAAAGGCTGGAATGGTTTTAATCAACACTACTACTTTTAGTGCAGTAGCCAGTCAAAGTTTTAACAATGTGTTTAGTTCAACCTATGAAAATTATTATGCAATTTTGAGAGTAACTGCTAGTGCTGATACTGCTGGTAGTTTAAGATTTAGAGTAGGTGGGGCAGATAATTCAACTTCTAACTATAACCGACAAACTTTAACTGCTGCTAGCACAACAGTTTCTGCAACATCTACTAGTAGTCAAACTTCTTATTCTCTGGGTACAGTAGTTAGTACAGAAGAAACTTTTGAGTTATTTTTTTTCAGACCTCAACTTACTTCTAAAACTGTTTTTGGATTTAGACGCTGGAAAGATACTACAAACGAAATACAAATAGTTGAAGGATTTTTTAATGCAACAACTGTATTTGATGGTTTTACTCTGCTACCAACCTCACCTCAAACTCTTTCTGGTGTTATTTCAATTTATGGATACAACATATAATGGTTAAAAAAGATGAAGCAATTTTTATTCAAATAGATAATAAGCGTTTTGAATTAACTGGTGCAGATAAAGAAGCCTTTATCATTGACTGTGATGCTCGCAAACAAGAAGCATTACTACTTGAAGCCGAGTATAAAGCCAAACAAGACTTAAGAGAATCTGCTATCAAAAAGTTAGCAGAAATAGCAGGACTAACAAAGGAAGAAATAAATGCAATTCTTTAACTACAAACAATTTTCTTTAGCTGCAATCGCTTTCTTAGCAGCTTGGCAAGCAACAGACTTTGCCCTTGATTACAGAGCTGTATTAGGTGCTGTCGTAGCTGCTTTAATGGGAGCTATGAACCCTAATGCCAAAACCAAGACTAAGTAACGCAGCTGAGCAATTACGCTCTGAAATAAATACCAAGTATCCTAATCGCGATAAACGTAGTGACGGCTGGATAGGCGACACAGCACACAACGCACGTAAATCAGACCACAACCCAGATAAACAAGGTTGGGTACGTGCTGTAGATATTGACTCAGACCTTGTCAAAGGATCTAATAAAGAATCTTGGCTACTAGCCGAACAAATCAAGATGATAGCACTAAAGGGCGACAAAAGAATTAGTTACATTATTCATCAACAACGCATAGCCTCATCTAAACAGAATTGGGCTTGGCGTGTT